GATTTAATCGAAAACTGTTTTGGCTTCTTTCCGCAACAACCGTACTCAATAGAGCTTAATAAATCTGAACAAGCACACCTGACTAGAAAAATGATATTAGAAATTATCGATAATTTTTTACCTTTAGCTAATAAAATAGTTTTAGCTGGTGTTCCCGGAAATCACGGCGAAAATAGAAGTGGTAAAGGCGAGGTTGTTACTAGCAAACTTGATAACGAAGATACAAATTGTATTCAAATAGTTGGCGAAATATTAGAAAAAAATACTAGATATAAGAAAGTCAAGACAGTTATACCAGAAAGCTTTCATCTTGCCTTAGACATAAAGGGTATAAGATGTGGCTTTACTCACGGGCATATGACCGGTGGTGGTGGCGATACTTGGACAAAGATAGAAAAGCTTTGGAAAGGGCAAATGTTTGGTTGGAAGCCGTTAGGATCTTGCGAAATATTATTTAGTGGGCATTATCATCATTTAAGGACAGTACAACAAGCTGGTAGAACTTGGTTTCAAGCACCGTCTTTAGACGCTTCTTTTGAGTTTGAAGAGCGCACTGGTTACGGTACCGACAGAGGCGTTTTAACTTTGACTATAAATAAGACTGGTTGGGATAATTTAAAAATATTGTAAATATATATGGTATAATTATAACCGATTATGTTAAATATCGTAGGAATTGAATTTACGGATAGTAAACCTATGTTGCTTTGTGAAGATGACAATAATATTATTGGATTCTATGAAGTACCAAAAGGCGTACTGCGATTTAAACCAATACCGTTAAATCGTGATGTTACACCTATTAATAGTGTGCGTTATTCCGTTAACAATGACGCCTGACAATTTACAAGAATATAGATCTTGTAGGGTTGCTGATAAGCAAGTGGCTTTTGTGTCCCAACATATACCCTTAATTGAAGAACATTTTGATAACAAACAAGACCAAATCAAAGCTTTACGAGTAATCTATTGCGAAAGTAGAGGCAAAACTAGAGCCGTAGGTAAAAATACTAACGGCACTTATGATAAAGGTTTATGGCAATTCAATGATAAAACTTGGACATGGCTACAAGAAAAACTAAAATTTACGGGTAGTCGCATGGATCCAATACTATCTACTAAAGTTGCTAAATGGCTTATATATAACGACGGTTGGAAACATTGGAACGCAAGTAAAAAATGCTGGTATAATGGATATTAAAAATATGAGGTAGATATGGATATAAGTTTAGAACTAATTGAAATTGATAAATTAAAAGAGTTTCCTGACAATCCAAGAGAGGGTAACGTTGAGGAAATAAAAAAATCTCTTATACAAAACGCTCAATACAAACCATTAATTGTAAATAAAAAAACAATGCATGTTTTAGTTGGTAATCATACTTTAAAAGCTATGAAAGAATTAAATTATGAAACAGTAAACGTAAATTTAATTGAAGTAGATGAAAGCGAAGAAAAGAAAATTGTATTAGTAGATAATAAATTATCTGATGATAGTAACTATAACAAAGAAAAACTATCGGCATTACTTGATGAGCTTATGATAGACGGCGATTTAATTGGGACTGGTTTTAGTGCTGATGAAGTAGATGATCTAATAGCAGAGCTAGACGCACCATTAGTTACTCCGTTTGAAGAGTTCGAGGGTGGGTTTGCTTTAGATGATGATGAAATAGCAAAACTAAGAGAAAGCTATACAAACTCTAAAGAAAAACGTAAAGAAGCTAGAGGTGGCGAAAGATTAAGAGATGTTATGCTTCATTATCCCGAAAGCAAGTATGAAGATTTTGTTGATATGTTAGGTAAATTGTCAACTAAATTAGAGCAAAAGAAAAACGACACTATATATTTAGCAGTAGAATTTCTTTACAAAGAACATTTTGATAATGAAGATGTTGACGACCACGATACTGAATTTGAAGAAGTGAAAGAAAATGCGATTTCCCGTATCTTCAAAAAAAATTCTTAGAGAATATTTAGAGTTTCATCAAGTACAACAATACAGTACTGACATGGATCCTATTTATCCGGTTTTAAAATATATAATAGATAGGGCAAAAATAGCAAAAGAAGAAAGTATATGGCTAACTTTCCTTTATGTTGCCTACTACAATATTGGCTCGGCTTTACTTGCATTCGAAAAATATCCAACACCGGAGTTGCCAAGCGATTTATTAAAATTACCATGCGCAACAGAGCGTAGAAATCATAGGACGCCAGACAATTTAAAAAAACATCTAATTAATTACATAGATATTTATTGGTGGTATGACGGCTTTGAAAATTGGTTAACAAATGATTTTTGCGAACACCCTAAAATGAATTGGGAAATAACACAAGAAAAGCTACAACAAGTTTGGGGCAATGGTCGTTGGGCTTGTTATAAAACTGCTGAAGTGCTTTGGAAAGTAAATGGATTAAATCTAAAAGCAACTGACATGGGACATGCCCATAGTAGTGGCTCTAGAAAAGGTTTAGAGCTTTTATATAATAACTTACCACAAGGAAATACTGAAAACGAAATTATGTTATTAGATACGATAAGCGAGGATTTAGTAAGGTATATGGATAATCAAGGTCTTAAAGTTTCCATTGAAACGGCTGAAACAAGCTTATGTGATTTTAATTCTTTAAGAAAAGGTAAATATTATAGTGGTATCGATATAGACCATATGCAAGAGGATCTATTAAAAACGCCTAGTGTATATACAGATTTAGCTTTTGAGGGTAGAAGAAAAATTATACCTAAAGAATATTTAGGCGAGTTAAACGGTTGGGACGGTGTAAGAAAAGAAAAGAAAAAAGAGTATGTTATTCAACAACGAAGTAAGCCGTAATGAAATAGTATCTTTAAAAGAACATATTGCTGATTGGGATTTTAAAGGTACTGAAAGTACAAATCATCATTTAAAAAGTGCTTTATATGATTGGGATAGAGAGCAACAATGGGACAAAGAAACTGCGAAAGTTTTTGCTTTACAAAAGCAATGTTATGCGTTTATAACTTATACAGTAAGGGAGCCAAGACATTGTACACTAAGACATTTTTTTACTTTAGAAACTGCTCGTGGTTGTGGTTTAGGAAGTTTAATGATTAAATTAATTTACAAAGATATGTTTAATAATAATGTAAAGTTTTTTAGATTTTTTGCTAACAAACCAGCAATAGAATTCTATGAGAAACTTGGTTTTACATGGCACGGTTTAAGCAAAACAGGTTTACCATTTACTTATTGGGATATTGAAAATAATAATTTAGCTGAATTACCAAAAGCGCAGGAAAGGTATATTGTATGAAGTTAGCTATAATTGGCAATGGGATTAGTGGCTCAAGTGCGAAAAGGATAGCATTAGAATTTGGACATGAAGCAACAATTATTTCAACAAATACACAAATAGCTTCTAAATCTGCATTAGCAACCATACGACCTACTTGGTTTACAAAAGCACAAAAAGTAAATATTGATAGATCTTGGGCTTGGTATAAACACTGGGGCGCAACTATTACAAAAATAGGAACAGTAAGTAATTGGAAAGACCATACAAAAACTAAAGAACAAGAGGATTGGTGGCTAGTAAATCCATTATCTGTTTTAGAAGAGCCAGATATTATAGGCATAGTACCTTACATGGATATGCTTAAACAAAATTATGATGCAGTTTTAGATGCCTCTGGTATTTCTTTGTCTGCCGATTTAGACTATTTTTATGGTGCAACCTTAGTAAGTAAAACTGCTAAAGCAGATTTTATGCCTTTACGGATTCATCACATCAGACCATATCACAGTGTACATATTGTTAAAAGTGATAATATGATACGTTTAGGATCTAGCATAAGTAAAAATAAACATAAGTGTGTTTCAGAAATTTACAAAATGTTAGAGCTTTGCGAGGATCTAAAGTTAATAAATAAAGTAGATGATTGGGAATTGTTAATGGGAGTAAGAACACAAGGCAAAAATAAACAAATTGTAGAGCCGGAGCTTGGAAACCCTTATACAAAAATTGGTGGATTACATCGTACCGGTTATGCTTTAGCGCCAGATTTAGTAGCTCAATGGATAAAATCATTATGATTGAAACAGTTTATATCTTAGGCGCACCGGCAACTGGAAAAACAACTCTTGTAAAACATATAACTCAAAGCTGGGTACATATGATGGACGTTAAAACGCCATTGGCTTACCGTGTTTTCAAAGATTTAAGAAATAAAGAAAAAGAATACAATATTGTCTTAGGTAAGGACGCACCAGTCTATGGAGGCACTGATACTTTAAATTATACGGCGATAAATAGTTGTGATGATTTATATAAAAGGTTTTTAAAAAAGAGTGTCAAGTACGTTTTAGCTGAGGGCGATAGGTTAGCTACTGCAAGTTTCTTTGAATTAGCTAAAAAATACGGTAACTTACACGTTATTTATTTAGATTTAGATGAAGAAATTAGAATAAAACGAAACCAAAATAGAGCTTCAATGAATAAACTTACGCCACAAAACATCACATGGCAAAAAGGTAGATTGACAAAACATAAAAATCTAGCCAATAAATATAACGCACAAGTAATAAATTGTGGTGTAGTTGAGTATGGTTTATACATAGAAAAAGATGTAGAAGATTTGGCGATCCAATTAAAAGAATTTTTGGTATAATTACATATGATTGAATTACGATTAAGAAGCAAAATATCACAAGAAGAGTTAAAGCAAAAAGTCGGCAAGATCTTGACCGATGAAGATTACAATTTATTAATACATAAAGATACGACAATAAGAGGTATAAATGGCGAGATACTAGCAGTGTATCAGCGTAATGTTATTCCTGAAGATATCGTGAACAATACCTACCCTGTCTTGCACGACCTTAAGAAATATCAAACGAACAATAGAACACTTGCTAGTGGCTTGCCTCAATACAAAAGAGATACCGGAGGCACTAGAACAGATACCATAAAGCCAATAGCTTCAACAACAATTGGTAACTTTGATCCAAAACAAAATACGCCCTATTGTAGATTGACTGCTTGGTCGGGTAAAGAAACTGAAAAGTATGAAGAGCTATTTCCTTTATTTCAAATTATAGGCAAAGAAATGGAACGTGTAGCACCCAAAAGATACAAAGCACAAATGGAGTTTGTCAATCGTACTCATCCGGACTGGGTAATACCAAATACACCATTTACAACTATTACTGTTAACAACTCTTATCCTACCGGCGTACATACTGATAAAGGCGATTTAGATGAGGGTATAAGTACATTAGCAGTAATTTCAAAAGGCGATTATGAGGGCGGATATTTAACATTACCCGAATACAGAATTGCTTTTAATGTAGGTCATAGAGATTTATTAATATTTAATGCACACGAGTGGCACGGTAATACAAAATTAAATATGTTAAGTGATGACGCTGAACGTATAAGTATTGTATGTTACTATCGGGAAAATATGGTTGATTGCGATTCTATGGAAGAGGAAGAGCAAAAGAAAGCAGATATATCAGAGCTTAGAATGATAAAAGGCGACAGATCCGGCATTGTACAAAAGTACAGAAAAGAAAAGCTTGACTCAAAAAGTTAGCTGGGAGCCAAACGAATCATACGCTGAATACAAAGCTCGAAAGTATGCAGGTATGCAGGGTATAGGACAACCAAACTCACAAAAAAATAGTGCCGGTAATTGTCTTAAAACAAACATCATTAAAACAAAATGCAAATGCAGGACTTGTATAAATCGTAGAAATAGAGCTAAAGGTAAAAGAAAACAAAACATAGTTAGAAAGAAAATGAAAATACCTAATAGCAGATTTCACGGTGCTGACGCACACGAGGAAAATTGGAAGAGTGGCGTTAGGGTTGAAGTAAAAGCAGGTAAACAAGTTGAGCAAGTCGAGAAAGCATTTACTCGCGCAAAGCTTCAAAGTGATACAAACCATAAAGCAATAGGATCTTTAAGTAAACCATTTGTGTATGTTGCTATGCCCGACGGCACTGAAAATGGCATTGTGTGTTTTCAATTAAACGATATAGAAAATGTTTGTTATGAAATACTTAAAGGTTTTGGCTATTTCGATTCTTCATAAGAACAAAAATCGCATTTCATAATAACATCTAAATCTCTTAATCTATGTCCATTTTTACTGCAGTCATATTTTTCAGCAGGTTTATTCTCTTCAATTAATTGTGTTAATAATCCCCAATGCTTTGATATAGCATGAGGCGTAATAAACATACCTTTAAAATATACTTTGTAAGCTTCCACTACTGCTTCTATATCTCTAGGATCCACGTTGGCTTCTTTTAAGTCTTTAACAACTTTGTTCCAACCACCTTTGTCATTTTTTGTTACTGGTTTTCTACCAATAGCTTTTGTCAATTCTGCATATATTTGTTTAGCAATATCTTGACTTTGGTTAATTGACTTTGGTTTGTAGGTCGTAGAGGAACTAGGGGGCAGGTCATCTATGAACGGGGGTACTTGTATAACCGTATAAAGATTACTTGTTTGTTCGCCCGTTTCTTTATCATACCTAGCGACTTTACTCAACGCTTTTATATCAATTAAGATCTTAATTTGTCGTTTTACCGTACTATCACTTACACGCATACGTTTTGCTAAAGTGCTAATACTAGGAAAGCACTCGCCGGTTTTTTTATCAGCGTACCTTTGAAGTACACAATATAAAACTTTTGCTTGTGCCGGTATGTCGCAATCGATAACCCACTCCGGTATAATAGAAAAATAGATTTGGTTTTCTATATTTGAGGTTGCTTCCGGTTTTTTTACAACTCGTTTTTTTCCGGAAGCTTCCTCATTCGTGGAGCTAGAAAGGTGTTCCATACTTACTCATTTTTTCCCTTATATCTTGCTCTATTACTTTTTTGAATCACCTATTAATTCTTCAATCTTGTTACTAGCTTGGGAAACAGTAAAGTTACTAATGTCCAAGTCAAGACCGTTTTCGTTAATTAATCTATTTAATAAATTCTTTTGTGGTTGTGTCATTGGATTGGATCCTCCACCACTACCACTATTTGAACTTTTAAATTTAGGCTCTTCGCCAACCTCATCACAAATAAACTGAGTAAACTTTTTGGTTAACTCTTTTACTTGGTCTAATTCGGCTTTACCATTTACAACGCACTCAATAGCGCCTTTAAATGCAACTTGTGCGATTATTTCTTTATTCATATCAACTCCAGTTGTTTTATTTCTCTTACTAACTTATACATCGCAACATTGCCTTTATGGTTATGTTTGTTACAAGTTAGTCTTTCTATTTTATACCCACGTTTTTTAAGGTCGCTAACCCTTTGTGCGTAGGTAGGCAAGAAAGCATTAAATTGATTATTACCTTGTTGGAAATAAGTACCACAAACAAAATCGCCGTTTTGTTCTAGTATGCGTAATACTTTTCCTTCATCAGTATTATCTTTTGGTCGTTTATGTACCATATTTACTCCTGTCTTGCTTAGTGGTTGCCCACTGTGAGTGAGGCTCGGCATGGTATGTGGTTAGTATCTTGCAACTTGCGGAGTTGTAAGACCAAACCTCACTCACACTAGGCATTACCTAGCGTTGAATTTGCTGAAATCAATTTCGCCATTTACGGCTAATTCATAATCAGCTTGTTCTAATAATTCTAATATGCCTTTACCTTTGCAAACGATTACTTGCTTATTTTTCGTATCGTATATGTACTCTAAAAGAGCAAGGGGAGTTAACAAGATAAGCAACCACTTACAAAGGTTAAAGGCAAGTATTAGAAAATCGGCTTGTGAAAGATAGTTATATGTCATTACAACGCACCGTCCCAAGCCATGTCCTCTATATGTTCAATATGATCTACTGCTTTTATTTCGTTTTGTAATCTAGTTTTAAGATCCCGCAACGTTGACAATCTACCACTTACTTCACTTAGGGTTAATTCTAAATCATAATCTTTCTTGATATAGATCTTCCTAAGCTCTTTGTTAGATTGTAATTCTCTTTCCACAAATGAAAGCACTTCTTCTAATGCTTCTTGTGGGCTAGGAGTAGCAGTCCACCTTTGTGAACTAGGCATAATCCTTTTAGTATTTTCGGTCTTACTCATATTTTCCTCCTTAAAGTAACTAACCATGAGCCATTATCCTATATATTGTATTTCAATACAAGTACCTTTTATAAATATTTTAATTATATATTTGCGTTATATATATTGTATGGATAATATGGTGTCATGGTTAGTAAAAACAAAGGAGTAAAAATGGTAACCAAAGAAATATATACTGCAAAGTATAAATATCGATATGAAAATGAAATAGTTGAATCACCAACAATTCATTTTATGGATCTAAAAGATAGAAAATTAACTGATTCAAACATAGTTGAAGAAGTTAAAGAATATATTTTTGATAAAGGGCTTGATGAAATAGTTGGCTTAACTATGACTATTTTTCGTAACGGTATTGACTTTAAAACAATAAGGATAGTAAATGAATAGAGCACAAAGAAGAGCTATGAAAA